GATGAGGGATAATTAAAAAATGACTTATAGCCAAGGTGGATTAATTCAGGCAACAGATTATAACACATTCGCACAAGGCGGATCCAGTGTTAATCATGCTGTTGCAAATATTAATACCGTCTGGGGTGTTGGCAGTGGCGACAAAGGTTATGGTCAGAGTAGCACACTAAGCACAGTGGCAGCAACTAACACAGTTACAGCTACACAGTGGTCTACAATGATTGCACGTTTGAATTCAATTCTAACACACCAAAGCGGTAGTGGATCAGGTGTTACAGCACCAACTGCTGGTAACACAATTACATTTTTGTCAACTCTAAGTGGCAAGATCACAGACGGTTTTAATAACCGTCTAAACTTTGCTTCAAATGGCACAGATGCAACAGCAACAGGTAGTGTTAACACAAGTTGGACAACAAACGGTACCGCATTAACAGTAACACGTACAGCAACATTTGGTAGTGCAGATCAAGCACGTTACTTCTTTAATGCAGGTGGTAAACTTATTGTTAACTTTGGTGGTACAAACAACGCAGGCAACTCAAAAGGCAACGACTGGGTTGATTTACTAGGAACCAAATTAGATACTATTATTGTTGGCGCATACACCAACTCACGTGGTGGCTCAGGTGGTAGTGTTACTAGTAGTAATACAGCACTTGGTTATTGGAACGCAGGCACATCTAACAACAAGATTTTAGAACTAACATCAAACAGTGGTACAGCAGATTACGGAAGCAACAAAGTTGAAGTATTCATAAAGACCAATGGTGTACAAGGTTCAAATGGCGACGTTGGCACACAACTTTCAGTGATACTAACAGTAACTGACGTGGCAGCAGATAGCTTTGACGACGCTATTAACTTAACAATTAACACAACATGGACCAAGCGTCCACCAGAAACATCAAACCTAACAGATGTTTGGGGAACACCAACCTACGGTTAATCCAAAGAAATTTAACCAAACAAATAAAAGCCACTTGCAAAAGTGGCTTTTTTGTTATATACTATAGTCATGACTGAAGAAATTGTAAATCAAGTAAAACAAGCAACCGATTACCAAAAGAACAAGCAAGCTCTTCGAGAGAAGATTGTAACAGAGCTACATATGCCTTTTGAAGGTGGTCTATTTCATCTTACTCCATCATTAATGGCGTTTGTTGAAACATGGCCTCAAGAAGATTTGTTCCTAGAAGATGTTTACAGCAATCCTATTCCAATAAACCGTCAAAAGTTTATGGATCTTGCTCGTGAACGTTACCAATCAGTGATGAATGATTGGCATGTAAAGCATCAGGAACTCAAAAGTGTCAGAAAAGTCTAGAGGCGTATTAATATTTGCTACAAACACCAGTGACGTTGATTATGTTAAGATTGCTGAACTAAACGCAAAACTAATCAAACAACATATGGGTTTGCCAACTACTATTGTCCAAGGAACTCTAGGACAAAACAAACGCTTGGTAAGTGGAGCAGTAACTGAATGGCATAACGGAGGCAGATGTAATGCCTACGAGTTATCGCCGTATGACGAAACATTGGTGTTGGATGGTGATTATCTAGTATTTGATGACAGTTTGCTTAAAGTTCTCGACACAGTTGAAGATTATGCTATATCACACAAGCATATCTATATCAATGAACAAGTGAACGACACAATGGGACCATATGCAATCGGACCAATGCTGTGGGCTACTGTAATAGCGTTTAAACGCACCAGCAAAGCCCGTATGCTGTTTGAAGTTGCTGGTATGGTGCAACACAACTATAGTTACTATAGGGCTTTATACAAGCTACAGAGCAGTATTTTTCGAAATGATGCAACGTTTACGATTGCGGATAGGATTGTCAATGGCTATTCAGAAAACATGAGTTGTCGTGTTCCTTGGCCTATCATGACCATAAGTGGTGAAATTAACAGAATGGTAGTTGACAAACATCGTATTCTAGTATATAATAAAGAACGTGCATATGTATTACCACGTGCTAATCTACATCTACACGATAAACGATATTTGCAGAACGGATTTGAGTATGCGTAAACAACCACATCAAGCACAACGTGGGTTTTTAACTGTTGCACAAAACAGCGATGTAAATTATCTTGAGCTGGCATACCTACAAGGACTAAATATTAAAACAACTCAGCCCAATAGTTTATATGCTATTGTAGTTGATGAGTTGACCCATTCACAAATAACTCAAGATCAACACCGTGTGTTCGATTATGTTATTACTCTCGACATTGATAGTGCTAGTAAGGATACTTGGAAACTTGCCAATGAATGGCAAACTTTTTATCTAACACCTTTCAAAGAAACTATCAAGCTCGAAGCAGATTTGCTTTTCACTCGCAGTATTGAACACTGGTGGAGAGCTTTACAACTGCAAGATGTAGTACTAAGCCACGGAGTAGTTGATTACCAGCAAAAGCCCAGCACTAGTAGACGATATCGAAAATTGTTCGATGAAAACAGTTTGCCTGATGTTTACAATGGCATGATGTATTTTAGATACAGTGTTTTTTCAACAAAGTTCTTTCAATTAGCACAACAGGTTTTTGAAAACTGGGATTCTATTAGAGATAAAGCTCTGCACAATGTACGTGATGATAGACCTACTACTGATGTAGTTTATGCAATCGTTTGTGCAATGATGGAACGTCCTTGTTATATTCCCTCACTGGACTTTTTCAAGTTTGCACATATGAAACCTGCAATACAAGGATGGGCAGACAACATTGACATTTACAAAACTGTACATGTTGAAAACAACTTAGCTGATTTGCGAATCAATAATGTACAACAGTTATACCCTGTGCATTATCATGATAAAACATTTAAAGTTAAAGAATTGATTAAAGAATATGAACAAGAACTCTACAATTGAATATAGATTATATTATGATGAAACTGGCAAAGTTACTTGTATGACCAACGAAAATTTGCCAGGAAACTATATTCGTATCAGTAAAGAGATATATGATCGTGCAAGCTACAAGTCAATGCGTGTGATTAATGGTAAACTAACAAGAGTAAATCATACAACAGACGACTTTGCCTTAGTTCGATCATCTAAAGGCTATACTAGTGTAAAAGGACATGCTAGTATATTAACAAATTCAACAAGACTGGAGACTCAAACATATGGCTTCAAGCATCACTGATGTCGCTGATTTAGATTGCATCTATCTCAGTTACGACGAACCTCAGAAGGAAGAGTTTTGGATTAAAATACAAAACCTAGTGCCTTGGGCGAAACGTGTAGACAACGTCAAAGGTTCTGACGCCGCACATAAAGCCGCAGGAGATGCTAGCGATACAGACTTCTTTGTGTTAATTGACGGTGATAATTTGCCTGATGCAGAGTTTTTTAATCTTCAAATTGAAACGCCAGATCACGATTGTGCATTTCGATGGAAAGCTCGTAACCATATCAACGGACTTATGTACGGTAATGGTGGTATGAGTGTTTGGAGTAAAGGTTTTGTCGATCAAATGCGTACTCATGAAGCAAGTGATGGGAGTGACGAAACGAGCGTAGAGTTCTGTTTCGAGGAAACATATTACCCTATGCACAACTGCTACAGCACAACGTACCCTAATGGAGACCAATATCATGCCTGGCGGGCAGGGTTCCGAGAGGGGGTTAAAATGTGTTTGGATCGAGGACGCAAGCCGAGTCTGCAAGAGTTCAATGATGCCGCAAAAAAGCGTAACCTTGATCACTTGCAGATTTGGCAAACCATTGGACGTGACGTAGAACACGGCGAGTATGCAATTTGGGGAGCTAGGTATGGCACATATAAAACCATGCTCACAGATTGGGATCATACACAAGTGCAGGACTTTGATTTACTCGAAGGCATCTATGACGAATTTTTGAAAGATGCAAGTAACATTATAGAATATACTGAATTGCTTAACAACAGACTTGGACTTAATATTATTGAACTTGACGACAAACAAAGTGCGTTCTTCAAGTATCATTATAGTACTGGTCACAAAAACCTAGAACTAATGACTAAAGAGATTGATGTTATTAGACGTATTGAAGGTTGGTGATTTTTGATAGATAAGGAAAACATAATATCAAATCTTAAACAAGTATATGATCCTGAAATAAGCGTTAATGTATATGACCTTGGATTAATATATAATATAGATGTTGACGAAGAGAAAAAGCAAGTTACTATAACACATACTTTGACTAGTGCATTTTGTCCTTTTGCTGATCAAATTGTTTCAGATATTCAGCAAGCAGGCTATACCTCTGAAGTCGACACAGTTGTAATTGATACAACATTTGATCCACCATTCTCTATAGAGATGGTTCCTGAAGAAACACGCATGATGTTAGGATGGTATTAATGGAAAAAATAAAAGCGTTCTGGAAGCAGAGTTATGAGAGTGATAAAACTGCATTCTACTTTGAATTGATTAGTTTTATCTTTACTGTTGGCGCAAGTTTAACTCTTGCTATCAATGCAGATGCTCCGGACATGCGTGTTGTATATCCTGGATTTTTTATTGGCAGTGTTGCACAAGCATATGCTAGTTATCGTAGAGGATCTGCTTGGGTTTTTGTATTAACAATGTATTTTGCTTGTGTAAATGTATTTGGCTTTGGTATAGCCGTTGGATGGTACTAATGAATAAAGGTGATGAGTCAGTAGGCAATAAAAGTAAGTTTATGTTTAATGCTGAATGGATGAAAGAAAATCTCGGCGAAGGACTTTGTTTAGCCAAATGGAAACAGGTTAGTTTACATTTACCCACAGGGCTAAACAATAGTTGCTACCATCCTCCCTTGCATCATATTGATGCTGAAGCAGTTAAAAAGAATCCTGCATTTCTACACAACACGGATCATAAAAAAGAACAGCGTAAAGTAATGCTGAGTAAACAGCGTCCTGCAGAATGTCAATACTGTTGGAACATCGAAGATACAGGCAACCTAAGTGATCGTCACTATCGCAGTGGAGAACCTTGGGCCGCTAGTGATTACGATAGTATTGTTAACAGCACAGGCGATGAAGACTGGATGCCTAGTTATGTTGAAGTAAACTTTAATCATGCGTGTAATCTTCAGTGTAGTTATTGCTCGCCACAATTTAGTTCAACCTGGATGAAAGAGATTAAGAAATACGGAGCATATCCTACCAGCACTCCGCACAATGCACCTGAACATTTTACAGGTCGTAGACGTCCTATTCCGCAGAGAGAAAACAATCCATATGTGGATGCGTTTTGGGAATGGTGGCCTGAACTATATCCACACCTAAAACATTTTCGTATGACAGGTGGCGAACCACTAATGGATAACAACACCTATCGTGTGTTTGATTATGTGCTAGCGTTGCCTAATCCAGAGCTACATCTAAACGTGACATCAAACTTTAGCGTAGAGCCAAAGCTATTTGAAAAATACATAGGCTATGTAAAGCGTTTGTGTAGCACACAAATTGAACACTTTATGCAGTATGTGAGTTTGGATACAGGCGAAGCCAAACAAGCAGAATATATTCGCAATGGGCTAAATTATAGTCGTATGGCACACAACGTAGTACGTTACCTAAGCGAAGTGCCAGAGCGCAACAGTCTAACATTCATTATCACAATGAACAACCTCAGTGTTCCAGGACTTAAACGTTTGCTGGCTTGGATACTAGAACTTAGACGTGTTCATAGTAAAACCTATCAGCGTGTTTGGTTTGATACTCCTCTACTTCGTCAACCCTATTGGCAGAGTTTACAGATACTGCCTTGGCCCTATGCTGAAAAACTAGAAGACATTGCTGACTGGATGGAACAAAATCTGCAAACAGAAGACAATCCCTTACACGGATTCAAAGACTATGAAGTACAGCGTCTGCGTCGTGATATTGCATGGATGCGTAAAGGCAAAGAACTAGGCGAAGATTACTTGCAAAAGCAACGTGCAGACTTTTATAGATTCTTTAGTGAACATGATCGTCGGCGTGAAACTAACTTTTTAGAAACCTTTCCTGAGATGGAAGAGTTTTGGAAAGAATGTAGGTATCATGCACAACGATAGTTACTGCCCTCTGCCTTGGAAACACAGTGTTATTAGAATGGACGGCACTATTGCTTTGTGTTGTTCCCATAGTTCTAGTACACCATATAATATTAAGGATGTTTCTATAGACAATTATTGGCATAGTGACTATATGAATACAGTTCGTCAAGACATGTCAACAGGTAAGCATCGTATAGAATGTGAAAGTTGTTACGCCGCCGAATCTCAAGGACTGATCAGTCGTAGACAGGACAGTATCGAACGTTGGGGTTTGGCAAATTTTGAACAGTTGCCTATAGACGTTGAGTTTCATGTAAGCAACTTATGTAATGCCAAGTGTTTAATTTGTAGACCACGAGATAGTTCAACATATGCGGCAGAAAACCGTATGATGGGATTAGTTCCTCAAAGTAACAAACGCTATGATGAAGTTACTCCTATTACAGATGATCGCTTAGAAGAAACTCTCAATGCTTTGTTTATTAATGGGTTAGATACTATTGATCTACGAGGCGGTGAATCGATGATGGTTCCGCGTAGCAGAAAGATCCTCAATGAGCTATCGACGGATTTAGTTAAAAATACTACACTAAAAGTTCAAAGCAACGGCACAAAATTTGATAGTACATGGGAAGCAATCTTTAAAAAATTTAAACATGTTGAACTTATGTTAAGCATTGATGCGTATCAGGATGATAATTATTACTTCAGATATCCTTGTAAATGGGAAAACATTATTGATGCTATTGAACGTGTAAAACAGATAGATAATGTAAGCTGGTTTATCAATACAACGATTGGTAATCTGAATGTATTAACTTTGCCAAAACTGTTTGACTGGGTAATCGAAAATCAGTATATTATACATCTAAGTTTTGTTAATCATCCAGAGATGTTGGCTACATATAACTTACCCAACGAATTAGCACACGTTGCGGCTAGTCGTTTAGACAAATATCGAGGCAAGTTTATACTAGACAAGACTAATGAAAACTTAGAAGTGTTTATTAACAGTTTAAGATCAACAGCAAAACCGTTGATGTGGAAAGAGTTTATTGATTATATACAGCAACGTGATGCATTTAGAAAGAATAGTATACTGGAAATAATACCAGAAATGGAGGCGTATTTTGCCTAAACAACAAAACGAAACAGATTTAGAATTTAGACAGCGTGTACTAGATACCAAAAGCTCTAGCTTCTGTGGTGCTAAATGGTACAACGCTACTATTTGGTTAGGATCAGGCATGACTACAAGTTGTCATCATCCGCCTGCACACAAAGTAAATGTTGAAGAAGTGCGATTCAATCCTAAAGCACTGCACAACTCTGCACAAAAGAAACAAGATCGAGCACAGATGCAGGCAGGAGAACGACCTCCTGGTTGTGAATACTGCTGGAAGATTGAAGACATCGGACGCAACAACATCAGTGACCGTACCTATAAAAGTGTTATCTATAGTGACGAATTATTACAAACAGCATTTGATACAGATCCCAATGAGGATATTGATCTACGCACATTAGAGATTGCATTTGATAGAACCTGTCAGTTTGCATGTAGTTACTGTAACCCAGCGTTCTCAAGCACTTGGGTTAAGGATATTAAAAAGCATGGTCCATATACTGAACTACAAAGCGATGGACGCAATCACTTTACGCACCCACACAACGAAGCACAACTTTATCGCTATGACGAAACTAATCCTTATGTAGAAGCATTTTTTCGTTGGTGGGATAGTGATCTACATCGAACACTACAAGAGCTACGCATTACAGGTGGTGAGCCTTTAATGAGTGGACATACATGGGACTTGTTAGATTGGTTTAAAGACAATCCAGGGCGTAGTCAAACACGCCTTGCTATTAACAGTAACCTTGGTTTTGAATCAGACAAAGTAGAACGTCTACTAGAAGCTACAGACTACTTAGAAATTGATCTATACACCAGTAACGAAAGCATGGGTCCACATGCTGAATATATCCGTGATGGTCTAAAGTGGGAACAGTGGACCGCAAACATGGACTTGTTAATTCGCAGTGGCAAACTACGTGGATTACATGTAATGAACACTATCAATGCATTGTGTTTGGAAAGTTTGCCAGAATTTTTAACTTGGATGTTAGAAAAGAAAAGTGCTTTTGGTAGGGACTTTCCTAACTTTACACTAAACATTCTACGTTTTCCTAGTTTTCAAAGTGCATTGGTATTACCAGATGAAATACGAACCCATCATAAACAACGATTAGAACATTGGTTTAGTACATATAATAATCATATTATGTTACATGAGCATGAACTTAATCACATACAGAGACTGATAGATTATTTAGATGTAGTTAAGACTCCTCACAGTGAGACATCATTTGAACGTCCTAAACTACACAACGACTTTAAACGTTTTTACTCGCAGTATGACCAACGTCGAGGTAAAAACTTTGCAGAAACGTTTCCTAATTTAGCGGAGTGGTATAATGACCTCGGATAAGAAAGACTTTTATAAAAAATACGATTACAACGAACGTGCTCCTCATTTTATTGAAATTAATGAACTGTCAGAAGAGCAGTATTTCAGGCTTGTGAAAAGCGAACGATTTTGTATGTTGCCTTGGGTACATATGCATGCGTTCCCAGATGGTCGTGCTTATCCTTGTTGTTTGGGAGACTATTGGCATCCTGTTGGAGACTTGCGCCAGCATACTATGGAAGAAGTATGGAATCAAGACAAGTATAAAACTATGCGTAAGAACATGCTAGAGGAGCGTGAATGCTCTGAGTGTACTAAATGTTACGAACAAGAACAAGCAGGCTTCTTTAGTATGCGTAACGATGCTAATAGAAATTATGGACATTTAATTAAAGAAGTGGAGCAAACAACTAATGAAGGACATCATCCAGAATTTAAACTACGTTATTGGGACGTTAGGTTCTCAAATTTGTGCAATTTCAGATGCCGTAGCTGTGGGCCTATTTTTAGTAGTAATTGGTTTAACGACCATGTTAAATTATATGGTGTAAAGCCTGATGTATTGAAACGTCCAATGGAACGAGTAGAATATACTACAGGGTCAGAAGATGGCATGTTAGCACAGATGGAACCACACATCGAACATCTCGAACAAGTATACTTTGCAGGCGGCGAGCCATTAATTATGAAAGAGCATTATTATCTACTGGAACGTTTGATTGACCTTGGCAAGACTGATGTGCGACTGATATATAACACGAATTTCAGTGAACTACGATACAAAAACAAGCATGTGTTTGAATATTGGAAACACTTTAAAACTGTAAACGTAGGCGCTAGTCTAGATGGCATGAACGCACAGGGAGAACTAATACGCAAAGGCACTGATTGGGAACAAACAATTAGTAATCGTGAACGTATGATGGTAGAAGTACCACATGTAGACTTTTATATTAGTGCAACAGTTACCAGCCAAAACGTATTGCATGTACTAGACTTCCATCGTGATTGGAGTGAACGAGGATTTATTAAACCTAAAGACTTTAACGTAAACATCTGTCAATCACCAGACTGGTATAGGATTGATATTTTTCCTGAATGGTTTAAACGTGATGTTATTGAACCTGCTTATCGCAAACACATCGAATGGCTAGATCCACAAGACGATCTGCGTAGAGCAACGACAGGATTTGAAAGTGCTATTAACTTTATGAACTCTTCAAACAACTACGAAACTTATTGGAAACGATTTGAAGAAGAAGTTGCAAAACTAGATCGTATTCGCAAAGAAGACTTTTGGGCTACGTTCCCAGAATTGGAGGCTGCTCGTGGAACTGCCTAAAACTATTTGTATGCTACCTTGGGTGAGTATGGAAACAACTCCATTGGGTACTACTCGTCCTTGCTGTTTAGCTATGGATGAAATTGTTAAACCAGATGGTACAAAGTATAATCTAAACAACGACACATTAGAAGATGTTTATAAAAGTGAATACATGCAACAACTGCGTGAACAGTTTTTGCGAGGAGAAAAACCCAAGACATGCTCACGCTGTTGGGATGAAGAAGATGCAGGACGCACAAGTAAACGCATGAACACAGATGTGCGTTTCAAACATGAACGTCCGCATGTGGATTGGCAGAATACTACACCAGACAGTTTGTGGTTTGCGGATCTAAAACTAGGAAATATCTGTAACTTAAAATGTCGTATTTGCGGTTCTTGGTCTAGTTCTAAATGGGCAAGAGAAGAAATTGATTATATCAAAGAACACCCTAAGGCAGACTATAAACAGCACATTGCTTACACATGGTTAAAACAAGGCAAATGGCCTAGGGAAACTCAGGTGTTTTGGCAGAACATGGAAATACTACTACCGCAGATTCGTTACTTCGAATTTACTGGTGGTGAGCCATTTATGATTAAAGAACATTTTCAATTACTACAGCAAGCAGTTGATCTTGGCTACGCAAAGAACATTGAAATACACTACAATACAAATGGCACACATTATCCTAAAGAATTTGTTGACTTATGGAGTCATTTCAAGTATGTTGAGATTGCATTTAGTATAGACAACGTAGGCGAGCGTTTTGAATATGAACGATATGGTGCTATATGGTCAGAAGTAGAAGCAAACATTGCTCGATTTAGAGAATTGCGTGAACAAACAAACAACATCAAATTACAGATATGTTTGACTATTAACGCACAAAATGTTTATTACTTAAAAGATCTATGCGATTGGATGAACACACAAGAGTTTGATTATCATCATTTTAATATGTTACATGATCCTCGTCATCAAAATATTGGAGAAATGACACAGACAGCTAAGGACTTGGTAATTAGCAGACTCACTCAAGATAATTTTATACCCAAGCACAGAAAAGAGATAGATAACATTATACAATTTATTAAGAATGGCCCTACTGGTGATGGCAAGCGTTTTGTTACATTAATGAAGCAGACCGACAGATATCGCAAACAGAGCTTTTTAGATACACACACTGTAATAGCAAAGGCAATGGGCTATGAAGGATAATCCAGGAAAACTAATAAAAGATTTTCTTAGCGAAGAATCTCTAAAATATGTAACTCGTATGAACTACGATTTGCCTGCAACTAGTATAGAAGAATTCGAAGTTCCATTGGAATTGCAAAAACTACTGAATGCAACTACATGCAAAAGAGAAAATATAAGACTACAATGGCAAGATCATCCAGACTTAGAAAAGGAAGTAGAACGTACATTACGTTATCACTATCCCACATTTAAACGTTTAGTGGCAGGAACATTATGGCGAGACTATACAGGTTACACTAATAGTTTACACTATGACGATCCTGACAGTGTGCGTAATATTGCTATCATATATCTAACCGAAAATCCATTATGTGGCACTGAATATTATGTACAAGATGGAATTAAGTTATACCCTTACTACTGTGACCCTAAAGTTAATAGGGCATTCTGTTTAGAAGGTTCACATCAAACATTTCATGGTATGAAATATTATGTTCCCAAAGGAGTTATTCGTCGTAGTTTTTACATTAATTTTATATTAGAAACTGACGACAAAGAATGAAGAAACCTCAACGAGCACCACAAAATTTGTGCATGGCACCGTGGACACACACTTACCTAAGTCCTCAGACAGAACGTAGATTGTGTTGTGCTAGTCGCGAACCTGCACAAAACTTCGAACAATATATTGACACTGCCGCAGGCACAGGTGAATACACACCTATCACACTAGAAGAACACTGGAATGGTGACCATATGCGTAGTGTGCGTAGGCGCATGATGGCAGGTGAGGAACTTGATGAATGTCAAGTATGCAACAACAAACTGTTAAATACAGATGTATACCGCTCATATTTTAACCAACTGTTTGGTCATAAATATAATAGCATATGGGAAGCCACCGACGAAACAGGACGTACCACAATGGAGCCTGTGAGTTGGGACTATCGTTTTAGCAACCTCTGCAACTTTAAATGTCGTATGTGCGGAGATATGTTGAGCAGTAGTTGGGAGGCAGAACAACGCAAACACGATATGATTAACTGGCATGATCCTAAAAATAACTGGATGAAGCCAGAAATCAAAAAACAAATTGAACAATTTCAGTCTACACAAATTGAGCAGGAATTTGCTCAAGCAGTAGAAGAACATCGTGTTGAAGAAGTATATTGGGTAGGCGGCGAACCCTTGATGTATGAACAACATTGGAAATACATGCCGCGTATTATAGAGCTAGGAGATGGACCAAATGTTTACGCTAGATATAACACTAACCTTTCTAGGGTTGATTATCGTGGCATTAATCTGTATCGTGATATACTTTCTCGGCTTCGTGACTGGCAAATATGTGCAAGCATCGATGGCACGGGACGAATTGGAGAGTATATTCGAACAGGTCTTAATTTTGACAAGTGGCTTGAGAACTTCAATCAAGGAATTGAGATCAGCAACCACCCGCGCCAAGTTCGTATTGACTTCACTCTTACACTACCAGGACTCTTCGAAGTCCAGAGAATCCAAGAACTCGCAAGACAACTAGGTGTTGGCATACTGGCTAAAGTAGTCTTTAGTTTTAGTCCAGACATTGTACTATCACCTTTGGCATTACCACGTGAAGTATTAGATCCTTGGCTGGACGAGTTGATTGCTGACAGTGAAGGTGCAATGCAAGACGTATTGGTGCAACTAAAAAACAGACCTACATTTGCAGAGCAATGGCCAGACCAATTTGAAGAAGGCTTGCGTCGAGGAAAAAATCGCATACATAGATTAGAGAAGATTAGAAATGATTCTTTTATACTAAGGGATATTTTATCTGACAGAAAAGAAGCACTTGATTGGTGGGATAATATATGAGCGATATTTCAGGATACATAGGATTAATAGTAATAACAATTTTTATTGTTATTCTTTTTTTACTAGGATATAAAGATGCTCGACGTCGTGATGAAGCACTAATAAAAAAATACGGCAGTGTTGATAAAATTCCGCCAAACGAACGCAAAGATGGTCCTTACTTATGAGTGGACAAAGACAATTTTTAAAAATGTGGGCTAGGGTTGTTGGTATGCCTGTTGGTATTACCGACGATGATAAACCTGAGTTTTTACCTATCTCACAACGTAGTGTCAAACAGGCATTGGTTTTACGCACTTTTTGGATAGCGTTACATGTATTAACTTGTTTGATGATTATATTAGGTAACGGTCGCAACATGGGATGGTGGTAATGGATGTAAGAGTAGTATTAAGAAACCCTTTTGATAAGCGCAAAACAGTTGACTATGTTATTGAGGTGCAAGAGCATCCAATGGCAAGTAAATGGTATAATGCACTAAACAATTTACTAGATAGTAAACCTTACTTAGAAAAGAATTTTTGTTTTATGGGGTTTCCGGACGCACCGCGTTCGTTAGAATTTTTGTGTAAAGAATTACAATGGGTTAAAGATACTATTAACGATCATTTTAATGGCACATACGAAATTAAAGAAATCTTTACACCTAAAACCATGCGTGATGGATTGAATCCTAACCAACATGTTATGAACGCACTACATAATCATTTTGAAGTACTACAAGGTGAAGCGTGGGAATTAAGCGATTGGTATAGACGTGCAGACTATCCTACCAAGTTTGCTATACGACAGCTAAACAATATCTGCCATGAAGCAGAAAGTCTGATGTTATCCCAGAAGAAAAAAGTAGAAGCACCGCAATGGATTCGTCCTAGTCAGATCACAACATTTTTAAATGCTCCACGCTTTGACTATCCTGATGAACACAAACGTACATTTGATAAAACACGCTATGACCGCACGTTTGGTACTGTATATCAGCATTGGACACAGATTGGTAAAACTTTATATGAAGTATTTGTAGATGAAGGTGCACCTGATCTTGACGAAGCAATGTGTGAAGCAATCACGCATCTAAGATATTATTCAGGAGAGTTTGATATCGAATGGAGTCGTGATGTGACCTACAATGGAGATTATCCGTGGCACAAACAGCGTATGGATGAATATGCAGAATGGTTAGAGCGTAATGGGTTCAGACATGACGACACACAATACAACTACGGCTTTCATGAAGTAGGACAAGTCAATATGAATCGTAGTTTTAGTACAGATGTACCTGAAGAAGTATGGTCTATTGTTAGTGAGCATTTAGATATTGTACGAATTGAAACAGGACGAGCAAGTGCTGACTTCGAATACTGTTGGACAGATTCAGACTATTATGAACAACAGATTAACTTTATGAGACCAGGTTATGATTATAGTAGCAAATGGATGTAGTTTTATCTACGGCAATGAACTAAGTGATATGCGTCATACAGGTGCTAGTCGGTTGACCTATCCTGCACTATTAAGCAAAGAACATGAATATCATTGTGTAGCTGTTGGTGGTGCAAGCAATCAAGCAATAGCACGAACCACAATGGATGCATGTCGATTACACCGTCCAGACTTTGTGTTTGTGCAATGGACCTTCCCTAATAGATATGAGTTTAGATTTGGATTTCCTACCGGTATTAGAAAATCTCCGTGGCATGATATTAATTCATGGGCAACCAAAGACATTGATAATTTGCATGAAATAGAACAAGAATTTCACACAAAAAATGACGGAATTTTAAAAACACAAATCAATACAATTAAAAGAGACATGGTGAGTGGTGTTAGTGATTTTGCTAAAAGCTATTACAAATATATTGCTATTAGCGAATATTGGGAAATATATACTACACTTAAAGAAATAGTATTATTACAAAATTATTTAAAAGCACACAATATCAGATATCTTTTTACTGCCGCTGACAATATTATCTTTAATAATTGGACTGTAGAAGTAAACACCCAAAAACGTAGAACCAGTATGCCTAAAGGATTTACTCCTTGGTCAGTAGCAGACAAAGATATAAGACTAGATGACACTATACTAACGCTATATGAAGAAATAGACTTTGAGAAGTTTTGGTGGTTCCCTGTGCCTAATCCTTACGCAAACAAAAATCAACGTCCCGAATGGTGGCCACCTAATTACGGGTCTTGGGACGATGAAAGTAACACATGGGTAGAAGAAGATGGCAGTGCGCCTATCATTGATGACGATCTACAACCAAGAGGTTTTTACCAGTGGGCAATCGAAAATAAATACCCAGTAGGCACCACGCATCCACTAGAGGAAGCACATGCCGCCGCCGCTGAATTATTACAGGAGACATTTGATGTGCATAGTAAATTGGTTTAAGCGAATGTATAATCGTATTAAACTAGAAATTCAATATCGTAAAAAGCTCAAGGCATTACGCAAAAGAGATCCGTTTATCTACAAATGATATTAACCATTGGCGACAGTTTTACGTTTGGCGAAGAACTAGAAAACCGTTACGTAGCTTGGCCTTACCTGGTCAGTGAGAAATTAGAACAAACTGTTACCAATCTAGGTAAAGGCGGAGCTAGCACAGATCGCTGTTTTCGTTTAACTATAGAACAAGTGATAAGACAATCGTATGATCTGGTTATTGTTGCGTGGCCCTTTCCTAATAGGATAGAAGTAACACAAAACAACGAACCTGTTTGTATTAATCATAATAATCGTCGAGATCTGCCATGGGTTCCAGACTATTTTAAATACAGTTACAATGAGCAGTTTAGCTTCGAAAGATGGATCTGTCAAGTGTTAGCACTACAGGCTTTTTTAAAGCAACAAAATCAACGCTATCTGTTTGTAAACGTTGCAGGGCTACAAGGGCATTGGGATGAATACCAAGAAAATTTTAGATATCTATGGGATCAAATCGATAATAAGTATTACGTAGGTTGGCCCACAGACGGCATGCTTGAATTTCAAGGAGATTGTGCGAAAGGTCCTGGAGGTCATCCATTGGAACTTGGTCATCGACGAATAGCAAAGGTAATCAATGAGCATATTAGGAATCTCAGCTGGCTTTCATGACGCCGCAATAAGCATAGTAGATACGGACGGCAATATTACGTTTGCAAGTCATAGTGAGCGTTACAGCAAACAGAAAAACGATTCTAACCTTTGTAGAGAATTACTCAGCGAAGTAGATTTTGATGATATCGATACTATTGCGTATTACGAAAATCCTTTTAAAAAACAAATGCGTCAGCTCTATGCAGGACAAGGCTTAGAGACTGATAAATTATTTGTGCGACAGGTACTAAAACAACAAGGCGTTCCTTTTACTTGTAAAACTAAAATTCAAAGTTATGATCATCACTTGAGTCATGCGGCAGCAGGATTTCAAACATCGTCATATGACGAAGCCACAGTTGTTGTTATAGACGCTATCGGCGAATTTACTACAGCAAGTATTTGGCGAGCCACATATGATAAAATAGGACAAGCACACTATGAACGTTTATGGAGTCAAGGATATCCTCACAGTTTAGGTTTATTTTATAGTGCATTTACTCAACATGTTGGGTTGCGTCCTCTCGACGAAGAATATATTTTAATGGGCATGGCAGCGTGGGGAGAAAACAAACACTTTGATAAAATCTATAACGATCATGTCGACAATATTAGTGAATTTAGATTTAAAAAGAATCTACACGCTGGATTAGATGAAGACTATTTGATTGAAGCACTAGACGTTGATGTTGCGGCTAGTGTGCAAGCAATCACAGAACACATGGTGCATAGACTGATTAACAAAGCACGTCATTTAAACTGGAGTCGCAACCTAGTATTGATGGGAGGTGTTGCACTTAACTGTGTGGCAAACAGCAAACTCAATGATGACTACAGAAACATTTGGATTATGCCCAATCCAGGCGACGCAGGATCTAGTCTAGGAGCCGCGGCACTATCATATGGCAAACAACTTAACTGGCAAGGTCCTATGCTGGGCTATAGTATTCCTGGTAAGTACCCTGTCAATAGAGTTATCGAAGCACTATTAGAAAAACAGATTGTTGGTGTAGCAAGTGGCCCTGCAGAGTTTGGACCACGTGCGCTAGGACATCGTAGTTTACTAGCAGACCCAAGAGGTTCAGATATCAAAGACCGTGTAAACGAAATCAAACGTAGGCAAAAGTTTAGACCTTTTGCTCCAATGGTACTTGCTGAACAAGCAAATTTATACTTTGACATGCCTAATAGTTGGCGTGAGTCTCCTTATATGCAGAGTGTTGGTGTATGCAAGTATCCAGATAAATTTCCAGCAATCTGTCATGTAGATAACACCAGTCGTGTACAAACAGTAGGCATAGAACCTCAATTTGCTGGAGTACGTGAACTATTAGAAAAATGGTTTGTATTGACAGGATGTCCAATACTATTAAACACCAGTTTAAACATTAGGGGAGAACCGATGGTTAACACAAGAAATGATGCAGATCGTTTTGAAGATCAATATGGTATTGAGGTGGTATCATGAAAATAGCAGATTGGTCCAGAAATACCGCATTGTTTTTAGGAAGATTCCAGCCATGGAATAGTGGACATCGTGCTATTGTAGATCAGATTTTTTATAAGAATGATGTAGCAACACCTATAGAACGTAGAACCAGTCGTGCAGGACAACTGGCTATTATGGTACGTAGTCCTGGTGCAAATGATCCTTATACATTTGAAGAAATAAAAAAGATGATTATCGATGATATTAATACAACATATCCTCGTATGTTTGAAATAATGGAAGTGCCTAATATTACTAATATATTCTTTGGACGTAGTATCGGATTTGAAATGGAAAGAATCTATCTGAGTACAGATCTCGAACCAGTAGAAAAAGCCACAACTACTCGTGTAGAAAAACAACATTTTAATAAAGATTTTTGGGCAGGTAGACAATGAAAATACTAATATTCGGATTACCTGGCAGTGGTAAAACAACACTAGCAAAACCATTTGCAGAACTCATTGGCGGACTACATCTAAACGCAGACGAAGTTCGTACACGTTATGATGATTGGGATTTTAGTTTAGAAGGACGCATACGACAAGCACAACGTATGCGATACCTAGCAGATGGTGTAGTAATGGCTGGCGGTATTGCTATAGCCGATTTTGTATGCCCTACAGAACACGCTCGGGAAGAGTTTGCTCCAGACTTTACAGTATGGATGGACACTATCAAAGAAGGTCGTTTCGAAGATACAAACAAAATGTTTGAAACACCAATGTGGTATAATTATCATGTCCGTGAATGGTTTACAGACACGCATCAACAACTAATGGAAGTTGTTAAAGTCTATATGGAAAGGAATTCTAAATAAATGTTTGATTGGCAAAAACCTACAGTAGAAATGCTAGGTCGTTGGCAACCTTGGCATGATGGACATACAGCACTGTTTGAACGTGCTCATGCGATTACTGGACAAGTTGCTATTATGGTGCGAGACGTCGGCGGCATTATGGGTATGGACGCTGGCGCTAATAGAACTGGTACAAAACAAACAGATAACCCATTTGATTTTGATGAAGTAAAAGCAAATATTATTAAAGGTTTGTCAAAGCATGGATATGAGAATACTATGGATTATGTGATTATGCATGTTCCAAATATAGTTGATATATCTTATGGTAGAGGCGTTGGTTACACATTTACAGAACATGACCTTGGTACTGAAATACACAATATTAGTGCAACAAAGATTCGTGCTCAGATGCGTGAAGAAGGTACACTCGAACCTGTGACCAATTTAAGCACCGAACATGTTGCTATACTAGGCGGAGCCAATGACTGAACTTAAACTAGTACACTATCCAGATCCTATTTTAGAAAAACCATTGGAGCCGGTTGACATTGACAACCCAGGTTTTGATCCTGTTCAGCTAAAAAGTGATATGGTCAATCTGATGCTGTTACAAAAAGGCATTGGGCTGAGTGCTAATCAAGTTGGTTTAACGAAAACTCTTTTTGTAATGGGCGACAATCACACCAATGCAACTATGTGTATCAATCCTAAGTTTAGCGCAGATGCAGACGCTACAGTTATGGTTGAAGACTATGAAGGTTGTTTGAGCTTTCCAGATGTATTTGTAAAGATCACTCGACCACGTAAAATCACAGCAGAGTTCTATAACGAAAAACTAGAACTAGTTACTAGCGAATTAACTGATTATACTGCACGTTGTTATATGCACGAACTAGATCATTTATTAGGCATTACAATGCGGGATCGTGTTAGCAGATTACGTTGGGATATGGCTGTAAAGAAGGCACGAAAAGCACGTAAAAAATGAAACTAGACCTACATGGCTATACAGTACATGATGCTTGGCAAAAGTATCAAAACTTTATTCACAGTGTAGATGCAAAAAGTGTAGTTGTTGTTACCGGGCAAGGACAAATAGAACAAGAGTTCATGCGTTGGAATCATCCTTCTTATGTTAGAGAAATACAAAAGCTACCTAGCCGCGGCGCCTTTCGCGTATTATTTTACAAGAAACGCAAATAACTCTTTTGCATATTGTTGATGTGCTAGAACGCCAGGATGAAAATGATCTTCCTCAAAATCATCAAGTTCTTCTGCTACAGTGTGTATACTGCGATCATACCATTGTGCATCACGTACCTGTTTTACAAGTGGTATAGCCGTGGTAAATTCTCCTGGCTCAGATAAACTTTCTTGTGCATAAAACACATCGTCGTGCCAAAAAGGTGTGTAACTAGTAAACAAATATTGATATTGATTTTGTTCTAAAAACAATCTTGTGCGAAGCATGTTGTGCAGAGTTTCTGTATACTGTTGGTTTTCAGACTGGTACTTGTAAAAGTTAGCAAATAATTGTTGCATTAATTTTGATTCTAACCAAAGACCGTTGTATCCTCCGCTGAATGCATAATAATTTCCTTGCATGTATATTGTAGAAGAACTTTTAAGTAGTTTATGCGTCTCTCGGGATATTAATATATCTTTGCGTGTGGGTCCACTCCAGTTTGCAATTACAAGTGTTTGTGCAGGATCAAATGTGCATTGTGTCAAATAATCTATTAAACAATTTGCGATATAATAATTTCCAGCACCAGGAAATGCTAGATTAATAAAACAATCAATAGATAAATGTTTTGATAAAAATTCTCCCCAACCTTGATCTTTAGGGGCCGCAGTAAACGAACAACCAAAAACAATTAGGTTACGAATATTCTCTGAGACTATGTTCAAATTCATTCCATGCACTATCTAAAAATCCTGTGCTTTCAAACCAACGTCGATTGTGCAACAATACTTCCTGCATTTCCGCTAGCATTTGTTCTAGTTCTTCATTGCTTCGCATACACAATTTAGCAATAACATCATTTACTGCCAGTAAACGCTCAACAGGATCTTCTATTGAGTCATAGCTTTCATCCCACCAACGGTCAAACGTTAAAAATCCATAACTTCTTAGATAGGCGAGATTGTGTGCTGGACCTAATAATACAAAAGGTTGCATACTAATAATAGGTTTAAAAATCTTTTCTGTTAAATGACATTTTCGTGTCCAATATTCAGTCTCAGTAACTACGAATAAAAATGATTCCATACACTGGTGTACTGCACTGAGTACCATACTGCCATTGGGTATATGATTTTCTGTGTCAGTGTCAATACGTAATTCTGAAATATTAGCTAATTCTTTTGCGGCCCATTCAATATCAATTGAATAGTTATCACGTGCCCATGCAAGTTGTTCAATATTGTTGCCATGCTCTGGGCAGTTGATACTATAGCTGACGTGACCATATTCTAATAGGTTACGCCTTGACAAATCTGCCACATGTAATGAACGATAGCTACGTGCATTTCCTGTAATACGATTAAATGAAATAAATTTCTTATTGACTTTGCGTTCTTTTGGCTTTATAATATCGGGACAATAACGGTAACCTCTAAACCAATCATGTGCCGCAAATATATGGAAGAAATAATAGATATCTTCCATGTTATATTTTTCCATGAAGTAGTTTTTTGCATCGCTGTTGTATTCAGTATTAAGTAATAGTACACGGTTGTGTTCGTTGTGTACAAAGCGTTCAAAAACGTGATCAAATATAGTATCATTAAATCCTGGTATTAATGGTTCTTGATCGTAACACAATAAAATAGGTCCGTTGTCGCCGGAGTTGAGATATTCGATGTTTTCTACGCTAGTAGCACCAAATGGAAATAGATATACTACTTTTACTTCACCCCAAATTTTTTGGGCCAAGCTGAATATGTTTTCGTAATGAGAGTGAATATTATACATGTTTGATGTTTTCTATTATGGCCCTAAGCCTAACTTGTTTGAATTTGAACAACCTGCAAGCAGTCTAGAAGAAGCTCTTTTAAAAAGTCGTACTCGATACTGTTGGTATTTATTTGGTGGTAATGATTACACAGACTTTAATTTTGATGTGGTTCCTGAACCTTGGATGGGTCGCTTTGTGCATGTATGGCCCAGTCAGTGGCAACGTGACGGCGGAGTATATCTAGCATTTAAACGTGCAAAGGAACGACAGTACCATTTTTGTAGTGACCAGTCAGTTGTACGCAAGCCTGATCACACACTGTGGAAGAATACTGCAAATGTTAAATCTTTTGATTATAGTTGGCATCCTGATCCGCATGAACCCGATTATGAATATCATTTTCCTACACAAAGACAAAGTGCAGGTGGCCCAGTATATCCAGGAACACAAGGTATTAAACTCTGTGATGCACAAATTGCACAAGTAACTGTTGCCCGTGACCATTGGCATGTACCTAAATACATAGACGACACAACTATTGACTGGGAATGGCATCCTAATCCATTAGACCCACCTTATGTATATCATTTCCCTAGCCAACATCAAAGTGCTAGTGGGGTAACCTATACAGTGCCAGGCGCAACAGATATTAAACTAGTAGATGACTTTGTGGTACGTTCCGTTTACGCAGACGATAATTGGAGTATAGCCCGTAATATTGATAGACATTCAGTTGATTTTACATGGCATCCTAATGTGCTTGACGAACCGTATACCTATCACTTTCCAAGTCAATGGCAAAGTGCAGGCGGTGCAAGTTATCATGTAGGCGGCGCAACTAAAGTTAAACTAGTGGATGACTTTGTGGTACGTGCTATTGCATGTGAAGATACTGCTCGCCATTGGCATATTCCAGATTATGTTGATCCATCGAGTGTGGATCAGTCTTGGCATCCTAATCCATTTGATCCAGGATACATCTATCATTTCCCTAGCCAACATCAAAGTTCATCAGGTGTCACTTATACCTGTCAGAACGCAACCGAGATCAAAATGGTAGACGATCAAGTTGTACAAACAATAGAGGACACAGAAGGGTGGACTATCCCGCAAGGAGTCGACAAAAGAACTATTGATTTTACATGGCGACCTAATCCATTAGATCCGCCTTATATCTATCATTTTCCAAGCCAACATCAGAATGCCAGCGGAGTCGCATACACTGTTCCTGGCGCTACAGAGATCAAGTTTGTAGATGACTTTGTAGTAATGTTACTAGAAGAAACAGAGAACTGGACTATTCCAGACTACATTGACAGAAAGTCGGTTGACCTTACATGGAAACCCAACCCATTAGATCCACCATATGTCTATCATTTCCCTAGTCAACATCAACCTGCCAGTGGGGTAACCTATCGAGTAGCAGGAGCCACAGAACCAAAGATAGTGGATGCAATGATTGTTAGAGCACTAGAAGTTCGTGACAACTGGATAGTACCCGATGAAATTGATCCCAACACAGTTGACTTCAGCTGGCATCCTGATGTACTAGAACCTCCGTATGTTTATCACTTTCCTAGTGAATGGCAAGCCAGCAGTGGATTAGAATATCACACACCCCAAGCCATTGAGATTAAGATTGCAGAAGACTATCCCACTGCCGGACTGCATGACTTTAGCACTCGTGTTAGTAAGGTGCTAGATATCTTTTATGTAGACTATTTTAATGCCAGTAGCCAACAGCGTTGGGAACGTATTGAAGAACGCTACCCAACAGCACAGAAGATACGCTATGCCAACAGCCTAATGGAAACTGTTCGGCGCTGTTGTACACGTAGCTCAACAGGACGTTTTTGGGTTATTAGCAGTGAATGTATCTATGATGACTTTGATTTTAGTTGGCATCCTGAAAGTTGGCAACGCTACATGACTCATGTGTTTGGGTCGCAATGGCAAAAGTGGAGTGATACATTTCTTATTAATCGTTCAGAGTTTGAACGCAACAGCAAATGGGCAAACTCTATTGAAGAGTTTCCAAACCTAAACTTTGTAAATAGTCAGCCTGTGCTAGTACCAGATGATTTACATGATATTGTATATGTAGATTGGGGCAATCCAACAGATCAATTTAGTAAACTAAAAGAACGCTATCCCAACGTCACCAGCACACGATTTGTTAGCAACTACTTAGATACGTTTAAGCGCATTATCAACTCACACGAAGGACAGGAATACATATGGATAGTCAATAGTGTTTGTGACTATTCGCGGTTCGATTTCAGCTGGCAACCAGAGCCTTGGCAGCGTGAAATGCTTCATATCTTCCCCTCAAATAACCAACGTAGAGGAGATACATTCTATGTACACGTTCCTACATTTAAACAGCAAATGGATTCAATTGAAATACTAGACTGGTTTGAAACTATTAATTATTGCTCAGAACAACAAGTACAGCGTTTACCGATGCCTACACATACCTATACAGGCGATAGTATGATAAAAGTTATTAATGAATGGCGTTGGGGTACTTTTCCATATGGTATGCTTGCACACGAACATGCTACTATAGATATGTCAGCATACAAAACACCTTGCTTGTGGCGAGCAAAGGATCGTACGGTCATCAGTTTAACTCACAACAACGACTCTGCACTAGTGCCACGTGACATACATGCTAGACAAGTTGAGCAGGTATACGACTATCCCTACATAGACAAAACACAGGTACAAAACAAGCGTGATCTAGACATTGTGTTTATTAGTAATGGAGAGACAGACGCAGACCGTTGGTACGAGCATTTGTGTGCTTGTGTAAACAACCCCCAGCGTGTGAAGCGCATAGACGGTGTAAACGGGCGTATAGCCGCATATCAAGCCGCGGCACAGGCTAGTTCTACTGATTGGTTCTTTGCAGTGTTTGCTAAGATAGAAGTTAACCCAGACTTTGATTGGTCTTGGCAACCAGACTATTTCCAAGAAGCCAAGCACTATATCTTCTATGCTCGCAATCCAGTCAACGGATTAGAGTATGGACACATGGGCGTTATCGCTTACAACAAGCGTCTTACACTAGATACAAACGAAAGCGGCTTAGACTTTACACTGTCAAGAGCGCATGAAGTTGTGCCTATCCTAAGTGGTACTGCACATTATAATGCAGATGCTTGGATGACCTGGCGTACTGCATTCCGTGAAACACTTAAACTCAGACAGTTCATTGATGACAAACCCAGCATCGAAACTGAAGGACGTTTACGTGCTTGGCTACGCAAAGGTGCGGAAGTTACAAACGGAGAATGGAGTATTCGCGGAGCACAGGATGCTTTGACGTTTTATGAAAGCGTAGATGGCAATCCTGCAGAGCTACAAAAGAGCTTTGATTGGCCTTGGCTTAGAAATCTTTTTGAATCAAATCAATAAACAAGTTTGCTATATGTCGATGACTTAGCGGTCCAGGATGTACTAAGTCTCGTCCACGATCTAAATATTTGATATTTTCTTCACTATCTATTACAGTTAGTTTGCATTGATTTTGAACACATAACAGTTCTATAGCCATTAACGAACGGCGATTGTATAATTCAAAATTTATATCAGTAGCCCACCAATCTCGATTTCCAAATTTATTGTGATCTTCAATGCTGTAGATCGTTGGTATATCATCGGCAAATACTTCGATTCGGTCTCCAGGTGGTGTTAGTAACAGTACATGTTTTGGCTTTAGCTTTGGTAGCCAGTGATCTGCGATTCTAAATACTGTATCTAAACCTGCACCTCCTGACCCTAGATTAGTTAAGGATCTGTTTAATTCTTTTGCAACAACGGAGCACCAAATACTATCTTGTTTAACGCCGATCCCCATAGTAAAACTACAGCCCAGTGCTACTAGGTCGCAGTCTTCAATAATTTCTCCACGGAAGCCATATCGATTGAGATCGTACAAGATGCTATTACTGTTCCAATCGAGTTGTTCTAGTTGTTTTCTTTTGCTTGGTATAGACATGTTTTCTTTAAACAGTCTTTCAGTATCCATTGGCAACCAACGCAACTGAGTATCACTATTGTCTCTGATAAACTTTGAACCGAAGGTTATCATCTTCTTAAATTTAATACACTTGTTGCAATGTATTCTACTTCTGCGTCTGTTAGCTCGGGATAGATAGGCAAGCTCAGTGTTCGTAAACTTAGACGTTTAGCATTAACAGCACACTCTAAAAACTTTACAGGATCCTGCTTAAAACGATTGGTGCCTTCAACACTTGATTGGTAAGATACTGTTTCGTTTAATGGCTCTTCGTAGTGTATGCGTGTATCAATGCCTTGATCTATTAACTGGAATCGCATCCACGCACGATCATCTATAAAAATAGGATACTTGTGCCAACTGGGTTCAACAGATTCATCTACTGCAAGAGTTTCGATTTTATCTTTGAACTGCTCGTTCCAATACTCTGCAATCTCAGTTCTGCGTTTTTGCCAAGCATCAAAGTGATTGAGCTTGATCAACATACACGCACAATCCAATTCACTCATTTTGCTATTAGTGCCACTACGATAGAATCTACCTGGCTTTCCGTTATTTCTTAGATCAGTTACTTTATGATATATTTCATATTCGTCAGTCAGTAACATACCGCCTGATCCATAGTTGTTGAAGTTCTTCATAGGATCAAAACTAAACACACTGATGTCACCAAAACTACCACTAGGCTTGCCGTTGTACTTGGCTCCAAAGCTCTGAGCGGCATCTTCTATAATGGGAAGATTTAGCCCGCCAAAGAACTGTGTGATAACAGTTAAACGATCATAGTCTATCATGTTACCATAAAGGTTAACATACATTAGTGCATCAAGTGATGATTGTGTAGTTGACTCATCTGCAAGGTCTACTTGACCATTTGCATCAACGTCTAGCACAAATGGAACCAACCCAGCTTCTAATACTGCATTTGATGTAGCTATGAAACTTAGTGCAGGAATGCCTACTAGTTTTTGATATCCTAGGTTTAGGCTTCTGAGCGCAAATATTAATGCTTGAGTTCCGCTGTTAACAGCAATAGCATATTTGCGACCAGTGCGTTCTGCTATTACACTTTCGAACGCATACGTATATTTGCCGTCTAATACTTGTCCACTACTCCAGACATCATCAGCGGTATCAAGCAGTTCTTTCCGTAAACTTGCGTATTGTCTTTGTATCCCAGTAAACGGAATTTTTAAGCCACTCATAGTATATCCCAAATCCTTCTTCAATGTCAACTTTAGGATTGTATCCAAAGTCTTGTTTTGCTCGCGAAATATCTAAAGCACCTCGACTAGGAAAGTCTGCGTCTTTTTCACGAACATTAACTGTTCCTTTACCTACTATGCTCACAGCTAATTCAGCCGCCGCACGGAGTGTTTTACTGTGGCTTTTTGTAATATTATAGGTGTTATTGATGCTGTTTTCACTCAGACCTGCAAGAACAATACCACTGGCAGCGTCGTCGACATAAGTGAAGTCTAGCGTTTCATTTTCGCCATTTACTTGTAGTTCTCCGTTGCCCATAGCAGTTAACAAGAACTTTGAAATGACACGGTCACTTAGATCTAATGGACCGTACACTGCACTGGGACGAATGATAGTATACTTTAAGCCATATTTTCTATGATAGTCTTTCACTAGTGCTTCGCCTGTGAGTTTAAGAATACCATACTCGCCTTGTGGATGACAATCAGCATCTTCAGTAACCATATTATCGAAGTCACCGTAGACCATGCTACTACTAATATACACAAAGCGTTCAACACCATATGCAACTGACTTTTCTAGAATGTTGAGTAACCCGCCAGTCATTGTAACGCTGTTTGCTCCTGGATTATACTGTACAATCTTTTGTCGAGGAGGACATGCTAGATGATAGACCACATTGGGTTTAACAAAGTTAAAGCAAGCTTCTAGTTCTTTTTTGTTGTTGATGTCTTTGTGTAAATGATTTAGATTCATATGTGACTGCGGAAGTTCTTGCACTGCTTTTAAACGTTCGCCAAACAAGTAGCCCAGTTCTTTCATGCTTATTGCGCCATCATAATTTGTTAGGTTGTCTAGTATTGCAGTTGGAATATCGTGATCTCGAACTAGATGTTGTACAACGTTATGTCCAATGAGTCCAAGTCCGCCTGTAACTAATGCTTTCATACTGCCATCTCCGCTTTGATAGTTCCGTGGCTTTCATATCCTTCAAGTCGTATGTCATCCATTGTAAAATGGTCTATGTCTTTCTTCTCTGGATTGAGCCATAGTGTAGGCAATGGTAATGGTTCTCTCGCAAGTTGTTCCTTAACTTGGTCAACATGGTTGAGATAGATGTGTGCATCGCCTAAGGTGTGAACAAACTCGCCTACTTGTAGTCCGCACACCTGTGCAATCATATGTGTTAATAAAGAATAGCTGGCAATGTTAAAGGGCACTCCTAAGAACATATCGCATGAACGCTGATACATTTGACAACTGAGCTCTCCTGCCTTGCTAACATAAAACTGACTCATAACGTGACAGGGAGGCAGTGCCATTTCATCTAGGTCACTGACATTCCATGCACTTAAAATATGTCTACGGCTGTAAGGATTCTTTTGGATACCGTTGATTAATTCTTCAATTTGATCTATGCCAAATTGGTCAACTTCCCAGTGTATTCCACTGTCTGGTGTTCGACGCCACTTACTCCAGTCTCGCCATTGTACACCATATACACGACCTAAGTCTCCGTGGTATTGTGCTTTAGATATCCAGTAGTCTGCGTCTCTATTAGGAGACCAAATAGTATGTTTGTTTACGTCACGTGTTCCATGTAAGATCTCTGCAAGTCTACGCTCGTCTCCACTACCTTCAATGAACCATAGTAGTTCACTAACAACACTTCGCCATGCAAGTTTCTTTGTGGTCATTGCAGGAAAACCTTTACGTAAATCGTAACGTTGTTGCATACCAAATACGCTAATAGTGCCTACACCAGTACGGTCTTCGCGTACCTCTCCGTGTTCAAGCACTTCCTGCAAGGCGTTTAAATAAGTTTTCATATTGAATAAATGTAGCCTTTGATCCTGGTGCGTGAGAACTTCTAACCGGTCTAAAACCTGCTAGTAGCTTCTTTAGGTTAATTTTAACATCTGTGCTATATGTACCTTCGATATGGGTTAGGTAAACGTAATCTAGCACACTGTGACAGTCCATAATAAGTTTAGGACCACCGATAATATATACCTTCTTTGAATTTGTTGAATTTAAAACCTCTAAATCCAACACAGCCTTCCTAACATCAGACCCGTCTAAAGGATGGGCACTATGTTCTAATGTACTAGGACGGTTCGTAACAACATAACAAGTTCTTCCTTTGAGAGGTTTTGGAAATTTAGGATCGTCCCATGTTTTCCTACCCATAACTACAATCTGATTCATTGTTAGCGTTTGGAAGTTTCTTAGATCTTCTGGCACATACCAAGGCAGTGTTCCTTTATAGCCCATGCCACCTCGATGGTCTGTTGCCAGTAATGCTGTTATCATTTTAAGTTCTTAAGTATCTCATCTGTTAAAGGCTGAACTGAATCAGCAACGTTATCTAAGTTAATAAAAAAATCTACATCTCTAATGATATTGTCTAGTGCCTCTAGCCTACTGTTGATCATCTCTTCAACAAGATCAGGTTCTAGTCCGTCTTCTTCTAATAGCTGAACTATGTCTATTCTAACAGTAGTACCATCTACTAAGTTGACTTCGATTCCTTCTAAACAAGTTACAGGTACAAGGGTTTTATCAACATCACTGAGTATCTTTTCCCACTTAGCTTTCTTAGTAATCCTAAGCCGTTTGCTTCTTCGGGCGGCCCCTCTTTTTTGGTTTTTCTGTGACATTGCCTGTTAGCCCCTGTGCTTCTTCTTGGAGGCGTTTTGCCTCAGCAAGCATTGCTTGCGCCGATGTTTCTAAATCGGATGCTTGTTTATTTAAGTCAGCGGCAATATCTGCATCACTTAGCGCACCACTGCTAGGTGCTTGTAGTGTATTTGCCATTTGCTCTACACTGCTAGGTTCTCCAAGATCACGCCCTCGTTGTGCAGGCATCTGCATGCCACGACCTTCATCGAGCTCTTTTGCTCGTGTTGCGGCGGCATTACCTGCGGCAATATCTTTCATTAACTGATTGACTTCATCCAAACGTTGTTTAGTCTGCGTATTAGGTGTTAGAATAAACTGATTGTTTGGAACCTTTTGCATACGGTTTTCAGTGTGCAAAACAGATAGTAAGTTTCTACCATCTGCCATTGTATGCCTATGCATAACTTCAGCTAGATCGGCTGTTGATTGACCTAGTTCACTTTCTACACACTTCATTAGTTCATGATGTACTGTTTCTGGCAAACGATCTGAATAGGCAATAAGACACATATGTTCTTCACCTGGTACTTCTCTAAAGCACACGATAGCCTTACGTTGGTTATGAACACCAACATGTTTTATAAAAGCCATATTATTCTCCTGCGGTATCCGCAGTAGCAATGGTTCCATCTTCTGCGGGAGTGTTCTCAGTGTCTGCTGGCGGTGTATCTGAACGTGTAATAGCACCACTAGCTTCTAAGAATGTCATTAGCCTGTCATGTAGACCGCCAACATTGGTCATTTCATCAGCGCGGAAAGCGCCACGTTTTGCTACAACTTGAATGGTTTGTAACATTAGAAGTAAGTCCTGTACACCTAGTCCAGCAGTGCTGGGAGCAGGCGCAGTATCTGGCTGTGGATTAACAGCAATTGGATCTTCTACAGTTTCATTATCATCACTCATTGAATGTTCTCCTTTGTGAGTAAAATACTGTTTATATTTAACGGTTGAATAGGCAACACCAAATAATTATTTTAGGTTACCACTGTTGACTGGGATTAAATTGCTCTAGCATTAGAGCAAAGTAACTAGCCTCACTGGGCATTTCGAACCCAACTTGATAGTTGATATCGTTGCGTCCGTTTAGTTCTTCTACTATTGGACCAATCCAAAATCTTCCTTCAGTATTTTCGTGAAGCCAATCTGAGATTTCTTTTTCATGCACATATAAGTTAAACTTTACTTTTTCAAAATGAGGAGGGCAGTTATCGTATATCCTACGAAGGTTATGCACGTTCATATAACTAGCTTCACGAAACTTCAACATTGCTTTTGTCCTTGTCTTCGAGGTCGTCAACTACACGTACAATTTTGATAGGAGCCTTTTCTTCATCATTGTGAACTTCTACAATTTTATTTTTGAGAAGATCACGAGCATTGTTCATAAACTGTTCGGTCAGTTGCGGCTGATTCATAACCAGCGCAACCTCAACACTAGAAACTAGATCATCTAGTACCGTTTCAGTATTACGAATCCGCTCTATTGCTTCTTCGAGTGTAACTGGTAGGTTGTCGTACTGCGGACCTGATAGTTCTTGTGGATCCAACTGTGTCATTTAAACTTCTCCATAAAATTAAAGATCTCATCACGACTTTGTTTAGTTACAGTTTTGTTGTAGTAATATGTATGCCCTTCTCGCTTATTAGCAAAGCCATCAAGTTGCTTGCAATCAAAGCAGTGAGTTGCATCTTTGTATACAATAAACTTACTGTCAGGTAACACTTTCATAACTTCTGCTTCTGTCCTTTTTGAGCATCCGTTATTTTGATAGTAACGATCATCGGCTCCTGACATCCAAAGTACTGGTCTATTAATTCCATTTAGTCCGCTAGGTGGCGCTAGAAATACTCTTGTCCCGCCGCCATATTGACATCCACCATATAATCCAATCACTGCACGGGGAATAGGTCCCCAGTTGTTTTTCTTTGCAAATTGTACATACATTTTTCCAACTGCTAAAGAACCGATCTGAGCGCCAAGGCTTTGTCCAATAGTAAAAATACGATTAGAATCAACACCTGGAATATTTGCTAGTGCATTTGTAGCATCATATACGTCTTTAACAAGACGCATATCTTGCAGTGCTTTATGCCTACCACAGTTCCATGGTCTAACATCTGGTCTAGTACCACTATTATAATTTGGTACGGCAACCGTGTATCCTTTTTGTGTTAACTCCTTTGTGAAGTTTTTAAGATCTTCTTGATTCCATTGTTGTATGCCAGTACACGAAGCTAATAACACTACACCAGCGCCGTTTTGGTTTTTTGGAATCATAATAGCATCTACAACACCAGGATACAAAGACTCGTTTTCAGGAACATTACGGATATCAAAATTAACATCTGGATAACCATAATGTGTTGGTACAGTATTACCGTTTGCTAAAGTTGTTGTTCCGGTAGTATTACATGCTGATAATGCAAAAAGAATTGCACCTACACTTACTAAGGACTTAAGATTAATCATTTTAAGAGGCCTTTCGTTCTGCTTCAGTTTCATATATTGCCCAAATACCAAAGGGCGGCTCAGCTTGGGTATTACCTTTAATAACAAACACTGTATCACAGTAGTTAGGGTCACCCCACGAGTCCCAAGGATAGCCATCAGTAAACATGATGAACTTCTTGGGTTCGATTCCGTTTTCTTTCATGTAAGTCCAGTTAACGTCAAAGTCAGTACCGCCACCACCTTGTGGCTCGTACTCAGTAATGTCACGAATGTTATCACTAGTAAACACTTCTTCGTTGTAAACGGCTGTATCAAAACTCCAAATACGAATATTATATTCGTCATACTGTTCCATAATGCCCTGTACTTCGCTTAAGAACGCCGCGGCATCTTGGTTACCAATAGAGCCACTCATGTCAATAGCAATACACACATCAATCTGTTGTCCAGGCAACATACCAGGCATAATAGCATCGTTGTGCCAACCCTTACGGCTAATACGTGTAAACGAAAAGTCGTTACGTATAACACTCTGGATCTGTTGCTCAATAAGGTCACGCCAGTTAATGACAGGCTTAGTCATGTCATTAATCATTCTACGTACACCAGCAGGAAGGTTACCTGCCTTCTCGCCTTGTGCGGCGTTTAGTACAGCCTCTTTAAGCTCGTCTCGTATCTGCCTGCGCTCTTCTTCACTTAGTGTAGGACGGTTACTTTTGGGACCATCTTCACCTTCACCTTCGCCTTCCATGTGTTCGTCTAATACCTGTTGAAGCAATTGGCTAAGTTGCTCTTCAGAAGAGTTTTCAATGAGATCATCATATACGGCTTCAGCACTCCACGCCTTGTACTTAGGGCTGTAAAGGATAGGAACTACTGTAATACGTTCGCCAATGTTCTGATCCAGCAAATCACTGTTTACACAATAGTCAGCGGCAATATTCCAAATCTTAGGATCGCGGTCTACACGTCGACCCATGTGATCATATACTGCATGAAGCACTTCGTGACCAAACAAAAACTCGCACTGTCTTAGGCTCAGTGAGAGAACAAATTCTGAGTTATAGTAAAATCGACGACCGTCTGTTGCCGCCGTAGGGCACCAATCGTCTGCGTTAACGAGTGTAAGGCGTGTAGCCAAATTACCAAAAAACGGTGAATGTAGTAGTAAACGTACACGGGAAGTAATCAACAGTTCACGTGCTTTAGCATCCTTAACAGGATCTGTTACTACACGTTCTTTTGATTTTTCTGCGAGTGTTGTATCTGACATGCCTTGCTCCTTAATTATACATATATTATATGCTATATCTATTCCGTTGTCAACCAAAAAATACGGGAAAAAGCGGGGGACTTATGGTCGAAACCAGCCCCCTATCCGCCCGTGACAGCGAATTAGTTATTAGCAGAAGCGGCAGTAATATACTTACCAAACCTACTGTGGAACTCGTCGAAGTTCTTGAGCTTGCTAGGAACCAGTGGGATATTGTAGGTTGTAAGAGCAACCTTAGCACCCATAACCACCAACTCAGTGGTGAAATTCTCCATCATAAAGCGCAAGAAGTTGTCAGCCTGTTTGTGCCATTCGTTAGCATTATCTTTGCCGTTTTTAGCAAAGGAATCACGTAACTCGTAGCACATACCAGTAACCAGGCTGTACATAGCACTGATCTCAGTAGTTGCAAGAGTTTTGACCTTACCAGCAAGGATATCTTCTGGCAGAGGCATATCCTTAGCAACCTTACGGTGTGCCATAAACTTAACAGCCAAACCTTCGCCTACAGTACCTGCAATTAGATCAGTAAGCTCTGCATCAGTTGCATCATCGTCTAGGAAGTCGCTAACGAATGACCAAGAACGAGGAGTAGCAAACGAACGACTTGGGCTACGTGGGTCAAAGTCAAACAAGTCTGCTTTAGCAAACGTGATGTAACCAACAACATCTTCGTGGATGCGGTTATTAACAGCCCAAGACAACCAAGCCTCAAAATCTGTACGAATTTCCAAATGCACAAACCTGTTTGCAAGTGGGCTAGGCATACGATAGGTAACACCTTTGTCGCTCTCACGGTTACCAGCGGCAACAATCACAACATTGTCAGGCAACTTGTATTTGCCAATTCGACGGTTGAGGATCAGCTGATATCCTGCTGCCTGTACGGCAGGAGCGGCACTGTTCATTTCATCGAGGAACAGTGTAACGATAGGATACTGACTAGCCAGTTCTTCATCAGGCATCTCAATGGGAGGTGCCCAGTCCATAACACCCTTATCCTTATTATAGAAAGGAATACCACGGATGTCTGTGGGATCCATCTGACCTAAACGAAGATCGATAGTGTAGCCGCCAAGTTCTTCAGTGAGATCTGCGACCAGTTCGGATTTACCAACACCTGGAGGTCCCCAAAGGAACACAGGTCGTTTTTTGTTGAATGCACGTAGAATACGTGTCTTTGCTTCTGTGGTAGTAACGGTTCTTGCTTCAGTTGCGTTAGTCATTGTCACGGGCTCCTTCTAACGTTATGTATATATTATATGCGATATATACGTCGCTGTCAACATCTTTTTTTAGGCTGCCATTGCATTATAGTAACCATCAGCCTTAACATGCATCATACCAGATCCTAGATCCTTAACTTGCCAAAGCTGGCTACCAGTAAAAAATGAACAAGCCTCAATCATCAAATACCAATCCTTAATATGGATCTCAGTATTAATAGGCATTTTCCAGTCGTTTAAGTTTTTGGTGAGCTGGTCAAAAGCAATCTTGAGTTCACCGCGGGTAAAACCTTTGGCGCTAACCACCATATCGTTCATGTCTAAGATTTCTGCTACGGAAACTTCTTTGCTCATTTTTTGCTCCTTATTTCTAATTATATACATAGTATAGCACATCTAACCAAAATGTCAACCGTTTTATGCTAGTTGCTCAAAACCAAAACTGGCAACCACGTGCTTAACTCCATCAGGATCTTCAATGATGTCGCCAACACTGATGCTATGCATGTGATCATGTCGGGTAATACGATCCTCAGGGCCAATGTTACCTGCTTCAAACACATGATTCAAATCATCTGCAATGATGTCTGCAACATGTGTGTAGCAATCGTGCATTACACCTATTTTAGTGTCGCCATTCATGCTTGCCTGGGAATATGCAACAGCCTTAACATGGCAGTTCCAACCTTCTTTGTTGATAAGATCTACCAGATCGTCGTCTAGTACGATTTGATGAATTTTGTAAATGCCTACCATGTCTTGCTCCTCATTTCCTAACTGTTATATACAGTATAGCATCACTATCCAAAACGTCAACCAAAATCGTGCCTGCTAAGTCATTGAAATCGTTGAATTTTTAAAAAAAAATGATAAATATTTTTGCACATATTGCATAGTCCGGCGCAATTTGCACATTTTTACCCTAAAAATAGCAATATGATAAATACATTTACGCAGGGTTAGTAGGCGCCAAGAATCTAGCCTGACATGCGTTATAAAATCCCGGGAGATAAGAACTATGGAAAAAAGAACTCTACGTTGGGTACTAGCACACGAACCAATTGAAATCTTCATTCGTGCCGCAAATCGTTTTGCTCGTTCAATTAGCGAGAAAACAGACGGTGCAGTTGAAATTGAAATTCTTTCATGTGAAGAGTATGCCAAAAAATATCACGGTTTAGACCGTGTTGATACACAATATCGTTATGAGCTAATGAGTCAGTTAGAAGCTGGCGAGCTTGAAATGACACAACTATACACCACTACATTAGGTAGCCACTATTACAAGGATCTACTAGCAGTAGATATGCCTTTCGTATTCAGTGACCACGATCACGTTGCTCGTGTACTAGATGGCGAGATTGGCGACAGTCTACGTGACGGCTTTGCATCCAAAACCAATGCTCAGCCATTATGCTTTACCTACTCCGGTGGTTTCCGCGTACTACCATCCAGCAAAAAGATCGAGAATCTTTCAGAACTAGCTGGTGAGAAAGTACGCACTGGCTCTGAAGTTTCAGCAGAAACATTCAAAGCACTAGGATGTGAAGTTGTTCCTAACCTACTAATTGAAGACATCGGTGCCGCTATTGGCGACGGTCGTATCGTAGCAGGTGAAAGCACATACCCACGTCTATATGGTAGTGAGCAGACAATCCAGCCAAGTAAGACAGCTAAGGCAGTTATCAACACTGAGCATAGCTTGTTCTTAACAACAGTCCTAATTAATAAGGATCTGTGGGCTAGCTTTGATGCTGAACTACAACAGTTTATGCTAGAAGCCGCACACGAAGCTGCCATTGAAGAGCGTCGTGAAGCACTACTAGACATCGAAAAGAACAAGGCACGCCTTGAAAGCGATGGCGTTGATGTTGTTTACCTATCACAAGCTGATATGGAAGACATGCGTGAGCGTACAGAAGTTGTTTACGAAACACTAGACTCAATCTTCTCAGAAGGTTTAGTACAGAAGATTAAACAAGCCTAATCTAGCAAGGTTTTAAACTTCACCGAAAAGGCACCTTAATTGGTGCCTTTTCTTTTGACTAAATATTCTACACGGAGGTGAACCATGATAAAATCAATTTGGGGTTGGCTAACAGGTTCAAGTTTTCTTAAAGAGCCAAGCCAATCTGAAAAAGTTAAAGCTGTTTCTGAAGAAGTAAAAGTAGCAGAACCAAAGACAGCTAAAAAGAAGCACACAAAAGCATCTTTAAGTAAACTTACTAAAGCAGACTTAGAGCATCTAGGGCGTAATGACTTTGGTATTGAATTAGACCGTCGCAAAAAGAAAGACGACCTAGTAGCAGAATTACTTAAAGCACAAAAGGGCTAATGTTCTTTTGCTTGGATGAAGATGTAGATTTTTTTAACTACTGTTTATCGAGATTACAAATTCCATTTACAAGATGTGCGAGTCCCAAGAACGCTACGGTTTTATTACATACAGCGCATCCTTGGGACTCGTCTTGGATTAAGCGAGCTGAGCAGGCTATACCACAAGCTCAAAAAGTTGTTGTGGTAACAACTGAACTTCATCCGCCTATAGTTGAATGGTTAAGTAACCTTGACGAATCTGTAGATGTGTATACCTGTGGGTGGATTCACAATCTTCGAGCAAAGCAATACTTTTATATGGATTGGTTTGCTACTACGACACACCTATATAAACAAAAGCCATATTTGTTAGCAAAAGCGGCAAAAACTGACACCTCAACTGTTAGATTTAACGCATTACTGGGCCGTAAGAAGCCTCACAGAGATCTAGTATACAACTTCCTTAAAGATAGAACTGATACAGTTTGTACATACCTACAAACCAAAATGGGTACGATTGATCCTAGCAGTTTCAACGATCCCACAAAGTTCTTATGGGAGTGCGAACAACAACCTGTAGACTGGACTATTGATCGTGTTGAGTATGAAGGCGAACAGGTCAGCCTAAGTCAGATTATCCCTTTACAGATATATACAGACACAGACTGGTGCATTGTTGCTGAAACAAACTATCAAACTGAGTTCGCGTTTTTTACAGAAAAGACTGCTAAACCCATACTTGCAAAAAAGCCGTTTATTATGGTAGGCAATCCGCATTCGTTACGAACACTGCATCGTCTAGGATTTAAAACGTTTGATTCAGTAATAGACGAAAGTTATGATAACAGTTTTGATTTAGAAAAGCGAGTCGGTATGGCAATGACACAAGTAGATCGTCTAGCCAACCTAACAGAGACAGAAAGGTCTAGCCTTAATGAAAAGATTAGACCTATCCTTGAACACAATCAAACGATTATGTTAGAGACTAATTGGCAACTTTTGAGGCAAGAAAGTTTACAGTAATGACTTTTGTTATTGAACAAGATCTGATATTTTTCCAGAAATTCTTTACTAAAGGAACACCTCGAGATTATGCGCCTGATAATAATCCGGTATTATTCAGAGTTCCTCACGGAATAGAAGATAATTGCTTTGTCTATAAAGGAATCAAATTTCCAGGTGCCCGTGAGACTATTGAAGATGCAATACTTAAAGGTTCTGCCATTTATGCTGTTGGAGAAGAGTTGTTTCTAACTACTGTTAATTGGTTAAAAAAACAAAACATTCAACGGTTAAATAGAGGACAATCTCCAATTGTCTTTTACATAAGTGGTTATATAGATGGTATTCAAAATCAAACACCATATCTGAGCTGGTTTGAGAAGACTGCAACGGTGTACAAAAAAGCATTACCCTTAGATGAATTAGATCAACTAATTGCAGGCAAGAAGACTTATGTGTTTAATGCACTGCTGGGAAGGGTTAAACCTCATAGAACAATACTGCACCAAATGCTTGCGTCTGAGAATGGTATAACTACACTTATACCAGATTCTGGTAAAAGCGATTTATCTACTTACGAAAATCAACCCAATGCTTTTATTTGGGAAGGTGATTATTCTCAATTAAAGTCAAAAGAACAAACTGTAGAAACAATTAAATTTAATGGTTACAATGTTTCTATTAGTAAAATTATTCCTACCGGAGTATATGCTAAATCTAGATGGTGCGTAGTAGCCGAAACTAACTTTGATCGCGGACATGTTTTTATAACAGAAAAAACTGTTAAACCTATTATTGCAAAGAAACCTTTTGTGATTGCAGGTAATCCTGGTACTCTGAGGTTCCTTCGAAATATAGGGTTTAAAACCTTTAGTCCTTGGATAAATGAATCTTATGATGAAGAACCAGATTTTAAAATAAGAATTTTACTAATGGTAATTGAAATACTAAAATTATGTAATAAATCAGAATCTGAACTAAACGATTTAGATAAAAGATTAGAACGTATTGTAGAACACAATCGAAATCACTTGTACAGTAGAAATTGGACAGATGTGTTCTACAATGACGTTTATCCTAAATTACCATAGCTTAAAAAACAAGTGATCGTCGATTCGAACAGTTAGTTTGTCTTTATCGCTCCAATTAGGATCAACATAGTTTGCATGATAGTGTGTGGCACCTTCTACAATCCCTGCCCATTTGTTGTGTAACACAATATTACGGGCAATACTACTTGACAGTTCGTAGATAGCTTCTTCTCCTCGACGAACTTCGTCATTGGCGCCATCACAATACCAACTAAACTGACAACGATTCTTAATAGGATAAAACTCGCGATCCTTGTCTGCTAGGTTTTTGTTCTTCTTAGTTTTCCAGCTTTCACGAGTTGGTCCTTCGTGTACAACTTCACATATAGTGTTAGGATGCCGATTACTGTTTACCCGATTAATAACTACTCGTCCAACTGCAATCATACCTAGTTTACTTTGGTTACGAGCCTCCCAGTATATGTTACGAGCCAGACAAAAGATCTGCTCGTCAATTTGACGATTCAAAGTTTCGACACTTCCGTCTGCGTGTTGCTTTGCTGGAAGAAAAATCAGAGGTGTATGTGCTGATGTTTCTTTATAAACTTCGTTGCTATCTTTAATAGCAAGATCAGCCTCTGAGCTGTTATATTCGCCCCAAGCTACGATTACTGCCCAAGCTACAAACAACCCTACTAATACACGTTTAAACATACGTCTCTCCATGACTGTTACAATTAGTTATATATTACTGGAAATCTTGCTGATTGTCAAGAAATTTTTCCAAATCTCCGTACAAACCAAGCATTATACTGTCTTGTTCGTCAAAAACGTACAAAGACAATGGCTTAGGTGCAGTATATGGCTGAGGCCATTTACCTTTGATAAAGTAAGGTCCTGCGAGAATACGCTCTAATTGTAGCAATCTTTTTGGAGTAAGCATTGTGGCAACTTCAAATTTATAATGTGTCATATCAATTTGATTTGCCAGCATCCAGCCGGTAGTGGTTAATCGTAGGCTGTTAGGATTTTGTGGGTTTTCCCATATCTTAGTTTTGAGTTCACGAATAGTATATTCTTTACTCAACCCAATATCAAAGAAAAGTTTGGTAAGCTGATTTTGTGTATATTTTCTAGGGGTAGATGGTTTCACCTTGCTTCAACAATACCACGCTAAATTTGTCAGACTGAAAAAGTATGTTTAATTTCTTAGCTAGGTTAATAGCATGACCTGGATTTGAGAAGCTGACCTTTTTGTATTTTGGTCCAGGATAAGAAACTAATATGTTATGTGTCTTTAGGTTAATAGGCGCATTGTCATAGAATACAGCCCAGATACCTTCACTTTGTAAGACTTGATCTGATTTGTATGTATTCTTATTTACATACTCAATTATAACGTTTGGTTTAGGTCTTGACATATATCCAATCTCTTATCGAACAATAGCACCATAATATGCTACGTTTATTTACCTAAAAATTTAAGGCTTTAATATATAATTTCCGCCATCAAGTTCAACGGCAATAGCCTGATTGTCAAGATACATTTGATGTAGCTCGACATTCAATAGTAGTATTTTAGTTATCTCATTGATAGCACCACTGGCAAGTTTAATATCAATAACGACATCTTTTCTGCCTGATTGTTGTGCAACTCTAATCTGATCTGCTAATCTTTGTAGACTAACAGTTAGTTTTGGAGATGTGGGCAAGCTATTTTCCATGCTTCTAACATTTCATTCTCAGATTTAAATGGTCCCAAATATGGGTAACGTTTGATGGTGATTAATTTAGGACAGAAGTGACTGATCCAAGCATCTGTGTCTAGTTCAACACAGTAGTAGCCTGCACAATACATGCTCTTACTACTAGCAGTCTTGCTATACACAGGAATACGTGTTTGTACATTATAACTTTCGTTATAGGTTTTTCCTTGTACGGGGAAGCCGTACAGTGTTGGTATTTTAGATTTTGAATCGTTACCTGCAAACTTCTTGCCCATCGAAATATTGTAACGAACTTCGATGTCTTTGAGGCTTGGAAAACGTTCACGCCTGCCATCTTTAACGTAGGTGTATCCTCCGCCTTCGATTGCTTGAATATTAGCGATTTTTTCGCCGGCTTCTTCGACGATCCAGAATTTGTTTGAAACTACTGGAGTTGCTGTTTTTTGTGTCATTTTTTATACTCCGCTGATAACAGTTCTGCATATTGTTGTGCCTGATCGCTGATGCGATTAAGTTCATATTTGCCACAGAACTTTAGGAACTTTGTTCCTACTTGTGAGATTTGCTTAGGCACACTTGCTTCTGCAATGGTACTGGCAATCTCCTTCTTGACCTCATCAGGCTGAGCCGTGAGATCAATTAGTGTACGGTTACGTTCATAATCATCTAGTACACGATGTTCTTCTTCATTATGGTCAACCCAACGTTGTAGCATCAAGTTGTTCCAGTTAAAGCCTTTGGTATTGCGATCCGCAAATGCTTCCAGTAAACCTACCTTGTTCTTAGTACCTTTCTTACGTACACCTGGATAAGCACTGAACACGTTGTCACTGCTATCGCCTCGCATGCACTTTTCAAACAGTAACCATTCAGGGTCAGGTACGGCTTTAGGCTCTTTAGTTTTCTTATCAATAACAGGCTTGCCTTTGTCGTTAAACACACCTTCCAGTGTGTAAAGTTCACTAGCAACACCGTTGTATTGGCGTACATTCTTAGCCAACAGTTGATAAAAGTCACTGTCATTGCTAACAATAATATGATCGTCGTTAGGATGACTTTGAATCCAGCCTGCAATCAAATCATCAGCTTCTAAGTTAGGATGACGCAGAACTGTACAGTTGCTACGGTCACGAACAAAACTAGTGAGATCATCGTAGGCTTCCCAAAACAGTTTATCTTCTTCTGCTTCTGCTTCAGTCAGTGCCGCACGAGCAACCGCACGATTCTTCTTGTAGGGCTCATAGTAGTCTTTGCGCCAACTACGTCCTTCTAAACAGAACACAACATGATCTGCTTTTTGATCACGCCATACTTTATTAATACTACTCATTGTAACATGAATAGCAAAGCCTAGTTTAGTCCAAGTATCTGCACCTCTAAATGCACTATGACGGGCACGAAAGAATGTATTAGCAGTGTCTACAATAAGATATCTCATATTTGAAGCCTATAGATTTGTTCAACTATAAGATAATATACTATGTTTATCCGGAGTTGTCAACCTGTTTTTGTAAGAAATTTGCCCAGGCTAAGTGAGCATCAACACCGTAATGATAGCTATGTTCATTTACGGTACTAAACCCTTGGTCTTTTAACCAAAAGTAATAGGCGTATTCTCTGTCATATGGAGCAATGTAAGAACTTCCCCATTGTGGTCTAACCATTTGCTCGGCTGCGAATCTATGAAAATAGGAATAAGTGTTGAAAAATAAATGAGGTATATTTCGATTCTCTAGGTCTTGGTGCCAAGCCCAAATTTTTTCATGCCAATTTAGTTCTAATTCAAGTTCTTTGTCAGCTTGTTCGATGATCCACTGTTTGTATTTATCTCGTAAATCATCTGGTACTATATCAGTTCCGCTAGCATTTACTTGATAATATGTACCTTCGTATAACCATTCTTCACGTTCCCAAGTACTCCAACCAATTAATACCAAATTTGGTTTCGGATTACCTGCTAACCACTCTTCGGTAGTTCTAATAATACGTTGGTTACTCGAAGCACTTTCGCTATTGTTTACTGCCTTCCAATCTAGTAGATCTGCTAGTACATTACCAAAACTTGCAACAACATTCTTTGGATGTGGTTGACGATTTGGCGGGGGAAATTCCCAAGGATCATCTTCTGCAAATGAAAATGGAACTACTGTTTCGGCACCTGCACTGTGACTATCACCGTTAATGTAGAGTACAGGCTTAGCCGACTTCACTACGTCCGTCATCTCTTTTTACTTCATTTGGTCTTGGACGCACCTTCGGATCGGCTTCCCACTGCTCATAGTTTTCCATTAGAACATTTCTGCAAATGTCTTGGAACCAACGGTCAACAATACGGTCTTCAGATTCGTTTCGTTCTTTTTGATAACCGGCTCTAACTAACTGTGACAAGAACTTGTCATTATAGTCGATCTCAAATGAGCCATTGCCTGGATCCTCTGGATCGATTTCAAAGCTGATAACCTTAACCCACGGTTCACCAGCTTCAGTAGCCAGTTCTTTTTCGCTTTTAGTTTTACGTTTAGGAGTAGACTTTTCAGTCTTTTCAGGTTTTCCTTTTTTTGTAAATCTATCAAACAAACCCATTAGATACCACTCTTTCTCATTTTGTCTATACGTTCTTCATCCCATATAGGAGCCTTCATTGCACGTTCATGCTTTTCGTTTTTATATCTAAGTTCCCCAGGCGTTTCCAAAGATGTCGACGTGTAGCCTTGGGGTATAGCGCCAGCCTCGTTCCATTGCAAGTCCTGCGACTCGTTGGGCGTTTTCTTTGTACTCGTCATACCTACCACCCAACGGCATTGTGTACACAGGGCATGCCACGCCAGCATTGCGATATTCGTCAACAGCTCTAGTAACTTCATCAACATCGTCGCTATCAGCAACAACAAACTTGAGATAAAGATCGCTATTAGGAAGACTATTGTAACTACTAACAACATCAGGGCGGATAGCATCACTCCAAGACTCTCCCGATACGGATAACTTTGGACTACATGAGAACGTGAATCGTATTCTGTCTTGATTTTCGACAAAACTGACAAAGTCCTCTCTGAGAGTTTGTGTACCATTTGTTTCAAAAGTAACATTTTTTAAATCCTGCATTCTTGGATGATTGAATAGTTCAACATAATTCCTTTGCCATCCTAACAAAGGTTCACCACCTGTGATAATCAAATGAATATCTTGACCACTGTCGAGAGTCCATTTACCTGTTGGTGTTAATGCTAATAGTTTTTCTACAACCGCATCAGTTTCAGCATCTTGCATAAAACGTTTGAATTCTGGATAGATACTTGCATATGTATCGCAACCTGTGTGAATAATTGGAAGCTCTTCGAATTCATTGTACTTATCCAAGTTTTTAACTACTTCGGCAACTTCTGGATTAGGCTCATTCTTGGCATAGACTTCACTTTTGTCTCTACCAAACTTTTTACAACGAAAGTTACAACCAAATGTACGTAGGAATACACTGGGTACTCCTACAAACTTACCTTCGCCTTGTACGCTATAAAACGCTTCACTATACCTTAGTTTCATTTGGTGTCCTTTACTTTTAACAGTTGTAGTTCTTTGCCTTCGATTTCTCTTAATTTGCATTTGTAATCGTTAATGGCATTATGTGCGTCATACTTTGTCAAACATTCACGAGCAGTTAGATCTTTCCATATTACTTTTTCTCCTAAAGGATATGTTATTTCATATGTACGTTTCTTTTGATCCCAAGACTTAGGAGAACCGTCGGTCATGTAAGTAACTGTCATTATTCTTTATTTTACCTCTACTAAAGGTTCACTGTGATAACAATCATTGTAGTCTCCATTAGCTTTGAAATTACGTGTAGTTGTATCTTTCGTCATCATACCATTTTTAATTCTGTATGTGGTATATTCTGCTTTAATGATTTCATGCTCGGTATCTTCAATGTGTTTTTTCATTGGACCTTCTTTCATTATATGATCTCCTCTGCTATTCCAATAAGTTCAGCAATACCAAACATTACTGCCGCTACTGCAATATTACCTGTAAACAGTGCGACACAGGCTCCAATACGAACAATGCTTTTTACTAAACTAGCATAGAAATGATTATCTCCTGGATCTCGTCCAGCTGGAATTTTAATGTGTTCTGGTATAGGCATATATCTCTCCGTTAGCTGACTTGAATTGCAATATAAACGCATAAGAATAGGATAACTAGTTTACCCCAATCTAAATCAAAATCGGTTCCTTCACCAAATTTGTTTTTAAATTCGCTTAGTTTCATTCTAATCTCCATCTCTGTATCGTTGTGTTTTAAAAGGAGTATAAATTGCTGAGTTAGCACCATGCTCTGCACACTCTACACTTTCACACCAACAACGATCGTTAGTTGCTTCTCTAATTAGTTTGTCGGCAAAACGCCATGCATGTTCTGCAAACATCTCTGCACCAACACCGTCAAACTCTCTTACTTCGCATAAGTCTTTGTCTTGTAGATCATAAAAATCTTGTTTGTGAGGATCATTAATATCAACACAAGTTTTATGATCAAATGAATCTTCTAACCACGCTTTCAAAGGCTTTAAGCCTCCAAAGTCAACTGCCCAATTTTTATTGTCTAGTTCTGAACAACCAAAAATAAATTTAAATTGTAAACTATAACCATGTAGCAAATGACAGTGCGAATGGTCTGCATTGGGTTGTCTAAATACTGCTGATAAACCGATGTTGTGTCCATAAGTTTTTGTTGAATAATGTGGCATTAATCTGATTCCTTTATACTACTAATATATGTTGTTTCTGCATATTTGTCAAATATTTTCTTTACCATTTCTATAGATTCGTGCATATGAATACTAAACCATATACGTTTATCTGAAATAGCTACTTCGTGTTGCTTGGTTATGTTAATAATAACAGGTGTGTGTTTTACAGTTCCATAACTGAACTTTTCATTTTCTCCATATACGGTTCCGAGTCCATCGTTGTCGTGTAAAGGATATACAAGACTACACTGTCCATTTTTAGGACTATCGCGATGACGTGGAACATTCTGCGAGCTATAACACATAGTAGCAGGTGTAAATGTAAGTTCAGGAAACTGTTGTTGGAACCAAGTGTCTAATTCTTCAATAGGACCATACACAAAAAAATCATGGCTGGGACCACTTTTGCTGATCCAGCCACCTTGAGGAACGTTTGCTACTATACTTGCACCACTTTCGTAGATTACATTATTGCGATACTCTTCGGAGTGTACATACTCTGCAACTTTTTCAACTCGTTCTACTAGCTTGGTCCAATCATAGTCTATGTATAGTTTAGGTAGAAATCCTAGCATTACCTTTTGTGCCTTGTCCAATGCAATGCGGCTAGTGTATGATCCTTTTCATCTGAAAAACTTAGAAAAGCATCTTCCATTCGAAAATACCAACCCCATCTATTTTTTATATTCTTATTACACCATTCAATTACATATCCTGGTATACCGCCGTCACGAGATACGAGTACATCATAGGATAGTTTTAGATTATACTCACCGTTAATAGCTTTCATCAATGCTCCCAAGGAAATACTATCCATTCATCGTTTTCAGCTTTATTGATTTCAATAAAACTGTAATCAGAACTAAATTCACTGCTTAAATTTTCTACACAAGACGCAAAACGTACATTCTTATGCCATACTTCGTCCCAGTGTGAATCATCAGGCAAGCAACCTGAGGGCCAGTCTTGTTTGATCCAGTCGAATGTAGCACCTGTATCATTGATATCGTCTACAATAAGAATGTTTTTTCCTTCATATCCGATGCCCATTTGAAAATTCTTGTAACCGAATGCATCTTCTGCCATCCAAAGATTGCTTTCAGTTTCATCATCTCCGCCATCACGCAAACGTACATCTAGTGTATACATTTTAACGCCGATCAGGTGGCTCATCATCACTGCAGGAATCAAGCCACCTCGAGTAATACCTACAATATAATCAGGATGCCATTTTTCTCTAAACATCTGAAAGGAGATGTTTGTAACCGCTTCTCTAATATCAATATCACTTAGGTAACGCTTGTTCATTTGTTTAATCTCCATGTAAAGTATTTTTCAAACTGCATCCATACACCGTCAACATCAAAACCCCAATCTCTTCGCTGAG